TCTAGGTTATCGTTCTCATGGTTGAAGGATATGTATCTTGGAGCGTCAGCAGGGAAGAATAAGGGCGTTAGTAAATTCCTTAGGGAATATGATGGTGAAACTCTGCCTACTCCTGTATCTGTAGGTCCAGGGAAGAAGAAAATAGATACCTTAGAATCTGATCTTGAAGCAATTCTGACTTTTCTTCGTACAGGAAAGGATCCCCCAATCTGGTGGCAGACGGCTGCAAAAAATGAGTACTTCTTTGATTTTGCAAAACAAATGTCTGACAAAGAATGGGAAGCTTTTTGTATGAAGCTCCGTTTGTTTGTAATTCCGTCATCAGTTTTTATATTGATGGAGAAAATGGTCTCGAAGGTGCGGCATTTGAAAGAGAGAGGATGGGTCATTCAGGTGGGACATAAGTGGCCGAAAGGAGGGATGGATAGATTAGCTCGGTGCCTCGGAATTAGCTTGATGAATGCGTTTAAACGACTGATAGTAGAAGGTGATGTTAAGAAATTTGATCAGACTGTTCTGGAACTTTTCGTAACCCTTTATTTTTCAACAATGCAAATTCATGAAGTCCCTGGTACAGTGGAATATGAGATAACTCGATTAGTTGTGGAATGTTTGATGCGTAATATAATAACTCGAATAACAAATGTGTACGCAGATTACTGGGTTTCCATTAGGGGCGGTGTTCCGTCTGGATGCTTTAATACGTCGCATATGGATTCCTGGATCATGAGTCTTTATTTTTTCCTTTTTGGCGTATATCAAATTCACAATGCTCCCGAGGATATTAAGGAGGGTTTGGAACTTCATTTTTTAGAAACGGTTCGCATTATAGTGTATGGGGATGATCATCTTTACAATAAGGGAGAAGGTGAGTTTTCTGTATATTTTGGTGGACACGTCTTTGCTAAGTTTCTTCATGATCATTTTGGTGTTGTTCTTCGAGATATTTATGATGGCCTTCCTTTTTGTTCAACAGTTTCTTTGGGTTGGGTAATAGATCGTGGTGCTACGTTTTTACAGCATCAAGCAATACTCAATCCAAATAAAGGGGAAGGTCAATCAATCTTTTTGCCATTTCGTGAATCTCGTGCGTTGGTAGTTAGGGCCATCTGGGGTCGAGAAGCGCACAGTCGAGATGTTTTGGATGTCCTTATGTCCTGTATTGGTCATGCCTATGGCACTTTTGGATCAAATGAGGATGCTTATTGGAGGCTTCGGTTCCTTTATGGAGCCTGTTTGGATGAGTTGGAAATGACCCCCTCTAAAGCTGTGCATGAATGCTATGATCGGGTGGATGGCCTTACAATAAAGAAACTCCGTCAAATAGGTGTTAGCCGTGAGGAGTTGCTTCAAGGTTTCCCTGAGTGGGAGACGCTTATAACGAAGAATGTGGTGGATTGGGATTATCAAGATATTACAACGGAATCCATAGAGGAGGATAATGAATATGTATCGTGGTCGTGAAAGTAAAAAGTTTTCGCATTTGCG